TCAGGCATTGGATCTTTAGGTAATAAATTTGCTGGTAAGATGAGAGGCATTAATCCATTAACAGGAAGACCTAATACTCAATCACAATACGAACAAGCAAGAGCTGATAGACAATTACAAAGCAGAATTGATAATATAGCCAATAGAATTGCTAATAATAAAAAAACAATAAGTGATCCATATTCTCTTGCAAAAACTAAAGAACAAAGAGATCAAATTAGAGATGCTAAAGTAGAGGGTGCAAAAAAAGATACCTCAATGGGTGAAACAGGATACGGTAGTTGTTTTATTGCTGGTACTAAAATTAGTATGGCTGATGGTACATTTAAAAATATTGAATATGTTAAAGTTGGAGATAAAATAAAAGGACACAAAGAAGATAATACAGTTATTAAATTAGATCCTACTTCACTAGGAGATAGAAAATTATATTCTTTCAACAATAATCAACATTACTTCTTTACTTCAGAACATCCATTTATGACTGAAGAAGGTTGGAAATCTATTAAACCAGAAAAAACAAAAGAACGTGATGGTGTAGAACTTTACGAACAATTAAAAGGTGAATTAAAAGTAGGTGATAAACTTGTAACAGACAATGGTTTAGTTGAAATTACTGACATTGATTCTAAAGAAATGAATAGTCCTGAAATGTCTTTATATAACTTTAACGTTTCAAACGATAATTCATACATTGCTGATGGTTATATAGTTCACAATAAAGGTGGTGGAGGTGGTAAAATAGTTTGTACTATGATGAATGAGAGATATGGCTTTGGTTCGTTTAGAAATAAAATCTGGATGAAGTTTCACGAAAGCTACGGACCAGAATATCAAAAAGGATACCACGCAATATTCTTACCATTAGTTAAGATTGCAAAAGGTGAAGGTAAAATAAACACAGCGGTTAGAAAAGTTCTAGAGCATATGGGCAGACACGTAACTGCTGATATGTTTAAAATAATGAAAGGCAAAAAACGAGACCCGCTTGGCAGAATTTACAGAGCTATCTTCGAACCTGCTTGCCATATCATTGGAAAGATTAAATCCGCTTTTGGGAGGGGATAATGCCTAAAAGTGCGACTCGTATTTTATTAGAAGGAAAGTTACCTGAAATAAAAGCTGACTACTTAAAAGGTATGAGTAGTATAAAGTTAAGTGAGAAGTATATTCCTGGGTACAAAGGCAGAAGTTCTACAACTTTAGAATCTATTATTAAGGAAATGAAGGAAGGAAAACTTCCTACAAAAATTACAAAAACAGAATTAGCAAACAGACCTAAAATAGTAGGACTAAATCAATTTGAAGACAATGCTAGAAAAATTTTAGATAATCCAAAATTAAAAAAAGAATTTACTACTTATGCAAATAAACCAGGAGTTTTAATAAAAGATATTTTAGACAAATATAAAATATCTAGAACAACTTTATACGACACAGGTTTAAGAAATTTAATTACAAAAAATGTTCAACTAGGTAATCAATATGTAGATCCTGAAGTGACAGAAAGATTAACTAAAATACAAGAAGTAATTTCAGAAACAGATTTACCTAAAACTCAATTAAAAGTTGATTCTCCTGTTGTAAAAGAAATGGCAGAAAAAGTAGAAATGAGTCCAAAAGCATTTTTACAAGGAACAGCTAAATTAAAAGAAATTTATAAAACAGGAAGAGAAGATTTTGTAGTAGATGAAAAAGTAAAAGAAAATATAAAACGTTTTCCTGATGCAAGATTCAATAGAACTTTATTTTTAGCAGAAGGTTATTCTAAAAAAACAGTTGATATGATGGACTCGGTAGAGAGAGCTGCAAAAAAAATAACTCAAACAGGCACACAATTAGAACACTCAATGCCTAAAGCATTAATTAAAGATTTTAAACTGCCTAGAAGTAATTATTTAAAAGGAGAAAGAACTTCTAATTTTTTAAATCAATTTAAAGCACAATTTGATAATCAAATTATAAACGCAGCTAAAGACTTTAGAGATGGTAAAATATCTTACGATCAATATAAAAAAATAGTAGCTAATTTAGTTAGAACTGTTGCTAAACGTACAGGTGGTTATGAACAAGGTTATATTGACTTTAAAGACGGTAATCCTAAAAAACCTTTTGCAGTAACATCACAAGAATCTATTTTAAGTAAACAAGGACCAATGGGTAGAAAAAATACTGGTATTAATAAATTTTTAAAAAATGCTTCTCACCATAATGAATTATATAAACAATATATAGCAGACCCTACTAATGATGATTTTGGTACTTTAAGAAAAGAAATAAAAGCAAATAAAAAATTTAAATTTGTTCCTGAACCTGAATTAGAAAATTTATACAATGTAACTAAAAATTTAAAAACAACAGAAGAATTTTTTGATTTTTATAAAACAAATACACCAGAGTCTAGAATATTTAGAACTGCACTAACTAATGTTGCTGGAAAAATTGCTAAAGGTGGTAGAGGTATGAAACTTTTAGGTGGAGCCGCTGCTCTTCCTTTATTTGCAACTGCGTTAGCTGCAGAAGAAGTTAAACAACCACAAGTCAGCGAACCACTTAAATATGATGCTACACAGGGATCAATTGTAAATGCAAACACAGATCAAAAAGCAGACCAAAATCAAATTTTAGAATATGTAAAAGATAACCCATTAAAAGTTACAGCAGGAACATCTATTGGTTTTGCTGCACAAGAAGTACCAGGGGCTTACAAAGCTGCAAGAGATTTGGGTAGAGGTAGAGTTAGATCTGCACTTGGAATTAGTGGTGCGTTGAGACCAGTGCTTACAACTTTTGGAACACCATTACTTACAGGTTTATACGAAGGAGCAATCGGCACTAAACGACTAGAAGAAGGTGAAACGATGACAGACATTTTAACAGATCCATTAGGACCTGCATTAGGTGTTTCATTAATGGAACCATTATCAAAACTTTCTGGAGTTGTAAAAAATGCACCTAAACGAACAATGTTAGAAGGTGCAAGAAACTATTTTAACTTAAGCAATGTAGGTGCAGCAAGACCAGGAATTACAGGACAGATTTTAAGAATGGGTATGAGTCCAAAAATGATTGCAGGAGCATCAAGATTTTTAGGATTACCAGGACTAGCACTAGGATTAGGAATGTCAGGCTATGATGCTTATAAAAATTATCAAAACCAAGAAGGTATGATATACAACTTATTTAACAAAGATGAATAGACGAAGTTTTATAAAAGGATTGATTGCTTTAGCAAGTGCACCCGCTATTGGTAAATACGTAAACGTATTTAAAACTGAAGGTGCGCGTGAAGGTATTGAGCAAGTTGCAAGTCAAGGTGTAGATTTTTTTAACTCTGTAATTAAGAAAGTTATGGACGAAGGAACTTTAGTTAATGAGTCAGATAGAATTCAAACTTTTAAACACCCAGATAGACCAGACATTACAGTTGATGTAGATGTAGGTAGTGGAAGCAGTTCTGTATACTTTGATACAGACCAAGGTACAAAAGCTGGAGCAGAACTTGTAAAAGATATAGAGCTCGGTCCAGGATACACAGAACTTCTTGAAAATGAAGAAGTTTACAAAATGGGTGGAGATGAATATTACAAAGATGTACAAGAAGAAATTACAGGTGGTATTACAAACCTTGAAAAGTTTTTAAAAGGTAAAAAAGGTTTTGCAGCAGGTGGTAGAGTTGGAATGTTTAGAGGTGGTGTACCAAAAGGTCTACAAGCAGCACTGCAACTTATTAAAAGTAAATTTGGCGATGATGCAATTACAACTGCTGACAAAGTAGAAAGCAAATCAAAAGTATTTGACGACTTTGAAGCAAGAAATCCAAATCTAAACAAACAAATGACGGATGAAGAAATAAGAGAGTTTGCAGACGAATTTGGTTTAGACCCATCAGAGGAATATTATAACTGGGATGGTACACTTGCTGATGCAAGAAGACTATTAAAAGAATCAGAAGATGAAACAAAATATATGTATCAACAATACAAAGCTGGTAGATTAGATCCAAAGCCGGGAGAAAAAGGCAGAGAAAAATTTTTAGAAAAAAAACTTGAGGAAGCAGAACTTTCAGGAGAATCAAAACTAATAACTCGTGATGAAGTACAAGAGTTAGAGGATTTAAGAATAGCAAGAGAAATGGCACCTCAAATGACAGAACGATTAGAGTTAAAAGCTCGATATCCAGGAATAACAGACGATTTATTAGATAGTATTTTAATAGATAACAATCCACAAAGAAAAGCAGAAGTATTAGCAACACTAGATGAAGCTTTTGCAATGATGAGAAAAGGTAAAGGACCAGATGAAGTTTTAAGAATAATTAAGGATATGAACAGAACTAAACAAGCCGATGGTGGTTCTATCGACGGGGATATAAGTTTGACAGTAATTAAAATACCTGATATTAGCGAGTCAGGTGTTGAATCATTATTTAAAAGAAGGTAGAATAGCCAAATGGCAACTATAGATAAACCATTACCCAACGTAGAAGAAAACAATAAGTCTCAAGGTGAGGATATTGAAATTGAAAGCGTAAAATCAGCGGAAGTAATTGATACTCCAACAGGACCTGTTGAAGTAGATATGACTGAAGATGGTGGAGCAGAAGTTTCGTTTAATCCTAACACTTCAGAAATAGATCCTAATCAAGATCATTTTGCAAACCTTGCAGAAACTTTAGAAGATAACGTTTTAGATCCATTAGGCAATAAAATGATCGAACAATACAACGAGTACAAAGAATCTCGTAGTGATTGGGAAGACACTTACAGAAATGGTTTAGAACTTTTAGGTTTTAAATACGAAAGAAGAACAGAACCATTCAGAGGTGCATCAGGTGTTAATCACCCTGTACTTGCTGAATCAGTTACACAGTTTCAAGCGCAAGCTTACAAAGAATTGCTTCCTTCTGACGGACCAGTACGAACTCAAATTTTGGGTGATGTAACTATTCCAAAAGAAGAACAAGCAAAACGGGTAAAAGATTTTATGAACTATCAGATTATGGATCAGATGAAAGAATATGAGCCAGAGTTTGATCAAATGCTTTTTTTCCTCCCTCTTTCCGGATCTACCTTTAAGAAAGTTTACTACGACGATCTTTTAGGTAGGGCGGTATCAAAATTTGTACCGGCTGAAGATTTAGTCGTACCGTATTCTGCAAACTCTTTAGATGATGCAGAAGCAATTATTCACGTAATTAAAATTTCAGAAAACGAATTAAGAAAACAACAAGTTAATGGTTTTTATAGAGACATAGAATTAGGTGAACCACCTGTTACAGAAAATCAATTAGAAGATAAAAAATTAGAGCTTGAAGGAATTCAAAAAGATGGCCAAGAAGATCAATACACTTTGTATGAAATACATACTAATTTAGATTTAGAAGGTTACGAGGATGTTGGAGAAGATGGTGAGCCTACTGGAATTAAACTTCCATATGTTATTACTGTTGCACAAGCTAACAGTAAAGTTTTATCCATAAGAAGAAATTACAAAGCAGAAGACCCTAGAAAAAATAAAATAAATTACTTTGTACAATTTAAATTTTTACCTGGCACAGGATTTTATGGTTTTGGTTTAATTCATATGATTGGTGGTTTAACTAGAACTGCAACAGCAGCGTTAAGACAATTGTTGGACGCAGGAACTTTAGCAAACTTACCAGCAGGATTTAAGTCACGTGGTATTAGAGTTAGAGATGATGCACAACCATTACAACCTGGTGAGTTTAGAGATGTAGATGCACCTGGTGGAAATATTAAAGATCAGTTTATGACTTTACCTTTCAAAGGACCTGATGCAACACTATTACAATTAATGGGTGTTGTAGTTTCTGCAGGTCAAAGATTTGCAGCAATATCTGATATGCAAGTTGGTGATATGAATCAACAAGCTGCAGTTGGAACTACAGTTGCACTATTAGAACGTGGCTCTAGAGTTATGTCTGCGATTCACAAAAGATTATACGTAGGTTTAAAAGAAGAATTTAAATTATTAGCAGAAGTATTTAAAACATACTTACCACCGGTTTATCCTTACGATGTTCCTGGTGCAAGACGAGAAATTAAAGTACAAGACTTTGATGATAGAATAGATATATTACCTGTAGCAGATCCAAACATCTTCTCACAGACGCAAAGAATATCTATTGCACAAAGTCAATTACAACTAGCGCAATCAAATCCTCAAATGCATAATATGTACCAAGCGTACAGATCTATGTACGATGCGCTGGGTGTGAAAAATGTTAATGCAATCTTACCTCCACCGGCACAACCAATGCCGATGGACCCTGCATTAGAACATATTTTAGCAATGTCACAAAAACCATTTCAAGCTTTCCCTGGTCAAGACCACAAAGCTCACATTGATGCACACTTAAACTTTATGAGATTAAATATGGTACAAAATAATCCTATAGTTATGGCTGCAATGCAAAAAAATATACTTGAACACATAAGTTTAATGGCACAAGAACAAGTTCAAATAGAATTTGTAGAAGAATTACAAGAATTACAAATGATCCAAGCACAAATGCAACAAATGGGAGCACAAAATCCTGCGATGGCACAAGGTATGATGCAAAATCCACAGATGATGCAGCAACAACAACGAGTTCAACAGATAACAAACGCTATTGAAGCTAGAAAAGCGCAGTTAGTAGCTGAAATGCAAGAAGATTATGCTAAAGAAGAAGAAAAAATTACTGGTGAGTTCGCTGGAGACCCATTATTAAAGATTAAATCAAGAGAAGTTGACTTAAAAGCTGCAGAAAACCAAAGAAGAGAAGAAGAAGGTCAAGAAAGATTAAATTTAGACAAAATGAAAGCAATGATGAATCAATCACAGCATGATGAAAAGCTAGAACAGAACGAAGAACTAGCAAATTTAAGAGCAGGCGTGTCATTAGCTAAACAACAAATGGCTGATGCTAGTAAACTTCACGATTTCGGTAGAAATTTTAAGAAAAACTAGATATAAATTACATTAAGGAGAAAACTATGATCAAAAAAGCAAAAGACCCTAAAGCTGTTCCAGAATTAGGCGTTGGTAAAGATGGATACAAAACAGGTGGCGTTACAATCCAAGCTACAGACCCTTTTGAAACTCAAACAGTAACTGTTAGAGGAACAAAAGCTATGAGAGCGGATAAAAAACCTGTTCAAGCTAAATGGTACTAAACAATGTGGTTATCGGCAATTAAATTAGCCGTTTCTGCTGGTAGTAAAATTTATGCTAACAAGCAGAAGGCAAAAGTCGCGATGTCTGATGCTCAATTACTGCACGCTGAACGACAAGCTCGAGGTGAGGAAGCTTACCAGGGTAAGTTGTTAGAGGCACGTCAGAATGACTACAAGGACGAATTCGTTCTCGTAATTCTCTCGGCGCCCATAGTGGTGCTCGCTTGGGGGGTCTTCTCGGACGATCCGGGCGCTTTGGAAAAAGTAAAAACTTTCTTCGAACATTTCGCGGCACTCCCGACTTGGTTCAGTACCCTTTGGATCCTTGTCGTGGGATCAATTTTTGGTATAAAGGGAACACAAATATTTAAAAACGGAGGAAAAAAATAATGGCAAATCCAAGATACAACACTCAAGTTGCTCAACCAAGAGGTGGCGCTAGAGTAAAAAAAGCAGGTGGCGGAATGTCTACTGCTAGAAAAGATATGGCTTCAGGATACTACAAAGATGATATGGGTATGAAAGGTGGAGCTATGTACAAAAAAGGTGGTTCTGTTAAAAAGAAAAAACAGGGTTACAAAGATAGAAAAGATGAATCTATTGCAATGAGAATCAGAAAAAAAAGAACTAAAAAACAATTGAAAGATTCAAGAGATGAGTCTTATGGAAAATTTGGTTCTAAAGCTAAAAAATCTGGAAAGATAAATAAGTAATGAAAAAAAACTTAAAAAAAGTCCCAGCTGGTAAAAAAGGAAAAGGTTTAAAAAAACTTCCTAGAAAAATCAGAAATAAAATGGGATTTATGAAAAAAGGCGGAAGCGTTAAGTAATGGCTAAACTCTGTCCAGCAGGTAAAGCTGCAGCAAAGAAAAAGTTCAAGGTATACCCTTCAGCTTATGCAAACATTTGGGCATCCAAATATTGCAAAGGTAAAGTAGGTAGAACTAAAAAAGCTGACGGTGGTTCTGTAAATAAAATATCACAAGCTAGAAAAGCTGTATCAAGTTATTCACAAGGCGGTATTGCTAAAGGTTGTGGTGGTATTATGAAGGACAGAAGAAAAGTAACCAAAGTTGTTTAATGAGTGGTTTAAAAAAATGGTTGGACGAGAAATGGGTAGACATCGGGGCTCCGAAGAAGGACGGCAAGTATCAACCTTGTGGACGTCAAAAAGGGAGCAAGAGAAAATATCCGAAATGCGTACCACTTGCAAAAGCCACACGAATGACAAAGTCGCAAAAGGCGAGTGCTGTCAAACGAAAGAGAGCTGCAGGGAATACAGGTCCTAAACCGACTAACGTTGCAACATTTGCAAAACGTAAAAAAATGAGTATGGGAGGCATAGTATGAGAAAACAAGACAATATGCCTGCTAGAAATAAAAAAAACTTTAGACCTACAAAGTCTGGAGCAGGTATGACACGAGCCGGTGTCGCTGCCTATAGAAGAAAAAATCCCGGTTCAAAATTAAAAACAGCTGTGACTGGTAAAGTTAAAAAAGGGTCCGCTGCCGCTAAAAGGCGAAAATCATACTGCGCAAGAAGTGCAGGTCAAATGAAAAAATTTCCTAAAGCTGCGGCCAATCCAAATTCGAGACTTCGACAGGCACGTAGAAGATGGAAATGCTAGATCGATTTATTTATAACTTTTTTGCTAAATTAGATGATGCAATCTCTTTTGTAGAAACAGGTGTTATAAAAATTACTGAATGGTGCTGGCATACAAGAGTTAAACTTTTAAAAAAGAAAAGGAAGAGAAAAAATGGATGATTTAATAATAATAGATAAACTTAAGAAAAGAATAAATGCTACTGTTCAACAAATAGGAGACTCGATGATGACAGGCGGGGTTGACAGTATGGAGAAATATAAGTATATGCTAGGACAAGCACACGCTTACCAATTAACATTACAGGAAATCTCTAACCTGCTAGAACCAAAGGAGCAAAAAAATGAGCAAGGAAACGTTATCGACATCAAAGGAAGTACCAAAAATTAAACTTGGTCTTCAAGATAAATACGAAGCAGAAAAAAAAGAAGAGCCTCACGTAAAAAGATTAGACGAAAACAATATTAAAGATGTAGCTGACCAATTACCAGAACCGGTTGGATACAGACTTTTAGTTTTACCTTTTACACCAAAAGAAAAAACTAAAGGTGGAATTTTATTCTCTCAAGAACAATTAGACAAAGCTAGAATCGCAACTACTTGTGGTTATGTTTTAAAAATGGGAGATCTTGCATACGCGGATAAAGATAAATTTAATAAGCCGTGGTGTAAAATAGGAGATTGGGTAATGTTTGCTAGATATGCTGGCGCACGTTTACCGATTGAAGGTGGAGAAGTGCGAATACTAAACGATGATGAAGTGTTAGGGACCATAGGTGATCCTGAATCAGTTCTTCATTATATTTAACATAGGAAGGAAACTATGCCAACAGAAAACGAAAAAACAGAAAATCTAATTGATGTAGGTGAAGAACAAGGAGCCGAAATTAATTTAGATGACAAAGGTGAACCAGAAAAAGTTGAGGCACCTGAAGAAGAAAAAATAGAAGTTGAAGAAGTATCTGAAAACGAAAGAGAAACTAAACTTGAAAAAAAAGAAGAAAAGGACGAGTTAAAAGAATACAGCGAAGGCGTTCAAAAACGTATTGCTAAACTTACTCGTAAAATGAGAGAAGCAGAAAGACAAAGAGAAGAAGCTCTTCAATATGCTCAATCTATCAAAAGTAAGAACGATGAAATGGAAGGACGTATCTCTAAAATGGATAGTTCTTATGTTTCTGAATTTGAAACTAGAGTTAAAACAGGTTTAGCAGCAGCAAAACTAGCACTTAAAAATGCTATTGAGTCTCAAGACGTTGAAGCACAAATTGCAGCACAACAACAGTTAGCTGCTTTGACAATGGATGAAGCTAGAGTTAATTCTATTAAAGTTGCAAATGAAAACAGACCAAAAGCTCAAGAAAGAGAAGTAAATATTACTCCTCAACAAAGAGTACCACAACAACAAAGTGATCCTAGAGCTGAAGAATGGGCTTCTAGAAATACTTGGTTTGGTAATGATTCTGCAATGACTTATACTGCCTTTGACATACATAAAACATTGGTAGAAAAGGAAGGATTCGACCCTCAATCAAATGAATATTATACGGAAGTAGATAGAAGAATAAGACTTGAATTTCCGCATAAATTTGATAAGGTAGAAGATACTACTACAGAAAGAGCAAAACCTGCTCAAAATGTAGCTTCGGCTAGACGTTCGGCCTCTACAAGTAAAGGACGCAAAATTGTGAAACTCTCGCCGTCACAAGTAGCAATTGCTAAAAGATTAGGCGTGCCGCTAGAAGCTTATGCAAAACAATTAAAAATCACGGAAGGAGCATAAAATGGAAAATGAAAAAATAAAAACTTCTCGTGCGAGTCAAACTAGAGACAAAATAGAAGTCAAAAAAGTTTGGACTCCACCCAACTCACTTGATGCACCCCCAGCGCCAACTGGATATAGACATCAATGGATACGTGCCGAGATACTCGGGACATCAGATGCAAAAAATGTTGCATCTTCTTTGAGAGAAGGATGGGAGTTAGTGAGAGCTGACGAATATCCTGACACAATATATCCAGAGATGACTGAAGGCAGATACGCAGGGATAATTGGAGTGGGCGGCCTATTGCTGGCTAGGATACCAGAGGAGATTGCGCTTCAAATCGATGCTTATTATAAAAAGCAAAACGATGCAAAAGAAGAAGCAGTAGAGAACAATCTTATGAAGGAACAGCACCCTAGTATGAAATTCCATAAGGAATCTAATACTCGTGTAACTTTTGGTGGTACAAAGAAAAGTTAATCTTTTAACTATTCCTACCCAACAAAATAAATTAAACCCGTACTGGAGGCCCTTCGGGGCAGGTACATATAAAGGAAACAAATACTATGGCAAATGCAAGTACAGTAGGTTTTGGGTTAAGAACGACTTCAACTGTTGGAAATACTCCAGCAACTTCTGGTCAATCTAACTACAAAATCAAATCAGGCCTAGGTGTTGGTATCTTCAAAAATAACCCAGTGTCTATCCAGGATGCTTCTGGCGACCAAGGTTATTTACAAGATGCAAGTTTCGCAACAACTGATGACACAGGATCAGGTGGAGCAGCGTTCGATAATACTGGACACGCTCCTCTAATTGGTGTGTTTAATGGAGCTTTCTACATTGATAGTTCTACAAGCAAACCAACTTTTGCTAATTCAGTTGCAGCAAGCACAACATTTGGAACTGACTATAACACAGGTAGCAACGACGGAATAGGTTTTGTAAATGACAACCCG